GCATTTACTGCATTTGCTCCGTTAATCTGAATATTTTTTTTAAAATCTTTAAGTCGATTAATGTTATTATTTTCGGTGTTTGTATTATTATTTTTGTTTAAACTTTTAAGTTCATTAAAATTATTAAAACTATATGCGCGGTTCATCCGATTAGATATGTTATTAGAATTATAGTCGTTGTTATTATCTTTATCTTTATCTTTATCTTTATCTTTATCTTTATTGTGAGTATCTTTGTATTTATTGCCTCTATAATTTTTATAATTTTTTTGATTTTTATATCTATTAGATTTATAAGAGCCAGATGTATTAGAAGAGTTATTAAAATTAGGTGAAATATTATATACAGGTTTTTTAATATCTTCTAGTATAGTATTTAAATAATTTTCAACATCAGCGCTTAATTTATTATTGCTGATATCAATAATAATATTATTTATAAATAGGATATCATATCTAATCATATATTAATAAGACAGATATATTTTTATATTAATAAAATATATTATATTAATATAAAAAATTTAAAAAGAGTAAAAAAGTATAAGACGGAAAGTGTAAAAAGTAATATAGGGTCCCCAAAGATAGTTTTGTTTATTTCTTTAAGTAGTTTTTTATTAAATATTAATAACATAACAATCTAGTTTATTAATATTTTCGTATTAAGGTGGTATTTTTTATATTAATTATAAATAATGGATATTTTAAATAAATTATTAAATTCGATTGATTCTAATACTAATGATAAAAGTAATTTTGTTGATATTTTTAAATTGCCGATTGAACTTATAGATAACAAAAATATAATAAACAATAACATATTGAATGACTTAGAACTTAAAGAATTTAAAGAATTTAAAGAATTTAAAGAATTTAAAGAATTTAAAGAAATTGATAATAGTACTGATATTTCTGATAATATAGATGAATTAAGCAAAGAGAATTTATATTATTCTGTTTTAAATCCGCAAAACATTTTTGAAAAATCGATTTGTGATAGATGGTCTAAGTATTATTCAAGTGATATAGATTATTTAAAAAATACGCAAGAATTATTAAAGAATTTTAAGAATAATGTAACATTTAATGAGATTCATGATATATCAGATACTAATAATTTATATAATAATTGCGAGGAGATAATTTATGATAATGGATTTACTGAAAAGTATCAATATATAGATATACCTTTATTTACTAAATATAATAATAATGAGGTTTGTATGCAAGCTTTATCTATATATAATTTGAGTTCACCATTAATTAATTTGGCAATTCCTATTATTTTTATGATTTTGCCATTTTTTATTATTAAATTACAAGGACACGATATTACTTTAGAAAGTTATATTTTGCATTTGAAAACTTTATTTAGTCAACATATTATCGGTCAATTTTTTAGTGAATTTTATGAATCGTCTATATCTACTAAGATTTATTTATTAGCTAGTTTTTTGTTTTACATATTTCAAATATATAATAATATTATTTCTTGTGGTAAGTATTATAAAAATATAAAATTTATACACGAACGATTATTTTGCATTAGAGATTATATTACTAATTCAGTAAATAATTTTAATAATTTATTGAAATATACGAAATCTTTAATTACATATGAGAATTTTAATAAAACAATTGAATATAATATTGATATATTGAATAAATATTTATTTAGTCTTAGTAAAATAAAAAATTATAAATTGAACTTTAGTAAAATTTTTGAATTGGGGCATCTTATGAAATGTTTTTATAAATTGAATAATGATCAAAATATTATTAAATCATTATATTTTTCATTTGGTTGTAATGGTTTTATACAGAATATAACAACTATTCAAAAACATGTAAAGAATAATAATATTAATTATTGTAGTTTTATAGATAAAGATAGCACTGATAAAACTAAATTTATCAATTCTTATTATGGCGAACTTATAAGGGATAAAACCAATAAAATAGTTAAGAATTCTTATGTATTTGATAATAATATGATTCTTACGGGGCCTAATGCTGCTGGTAAAACTACTTTACTTAAATCTACTATATTTAATATTATATTATGTCAGCAATTAGGATGTGGTTTTTTTGATGATGCGAAAGTAAAATTATATGATTTTATTCATTGTTATATTAATGTTCCAGATACATCGGGACGAGATAGTTTATTTCAGGCAGAAGCTAGACGATGCAAAGATATATTATCTTGTATTGAAGATAATAAGGATAAAACTCATTTTTGTGTTTTTGATGAATTATATAGTGGAACCAATCCAGAAGAAGCGGTTGAAAGTGCTTATTGTTATTTAACATATTTAAATAAAAATGATAAAGTTAATTATATTTTAACAACACATTATTATAAATTATGTAAAAAATTAAAAAATAAGATTAGTAAAAATTATCATATGTTAATAGATAAAAATGAATATGATAATGATTTTAAATTTACATATAAAATTAAAAAGGGTATAAGTAAAATAAAAGGAGGTTTAAAAGTTTTAAAAGATTTAGAATATCCTGAAAATATTATAAAATCTATTGAAAACAAATGAATATAATAGGTAATTTTTATTATAATATTATATTCGTTTAACATTATCAAATAAAATGTAAATTAAATTTAATTAATGATTTCTTTACTTAATTTTATTGATACAGGATTTATTATTACTTTAGGATTATTATTATTAGTTAGTGGAGCCGTTATGTTATATTCTTATAGAAGATTAAATATTTTGGAAAACAGTGTTATTGAACATGGAAAAATACTACAAAATTTTATTATGAATTACAATAATCAAATTATGCTACAAAATCAAATGTCATCTTCTAATATAGTCCATAGTGATTTTACAGAAAATAATGATGAAGAAAATGAAACCAGAAATATTAATTTTGAAAATAAAATAAGTGTATCTGATAATGATTCAGAGTCTGATGATTCTTATGAAACCGATTATTCACGTTGTTCTAATAATTCCGATGATTCTGATGATTCTGATGATTCTGATGATTCTGATGATTCCGATGATTCTGATGATTCTGACGATTCTACCGATTTAAATAAATCAGAAGATTCTGATGTTCCAAAGAATAAAACTATTAAATTAGATGAAAATATATCCACCGAAGATTTAGAGATAAATTTGGAACAACAAATCAAAGATATCAAAGATATTAAAGATATTAAAGACCTTAATATTAATAACAATACATTTTTAAATGAAATAGAGTTAGATTCAAAAATTATTAATTTAAATTCTAACGACGATGATGATGTAATAGATGAACAAAATAGTGATAAAAATAATACTATTAGTAATCAAAAAAAAAATTTTAATAAAATGAAAGTTGATGATTTAAGAACTTTAGTAGTTACTAAAAATTTAACTGATAATGATAATGCTCAACATATGAAAAAAAATGAGTTAGTTAAATTACTACAACAATAAAATATATTTTTTATTTTATATATTTTTAAAATTTTATTTATTATAAAAATATATTATAAATGAGTTGGGCTACTTCTTATAAAGGTTCAAATAATATACATTTCAATTATCCACCTTTGATGAATGATGGAAGAAATTTTTCATCATATGAACCAGGCGCTGCTTTAGACAATGCTCTTAAAACTAAAGCAAATATTAAAACTAATAGTGATTATAGACATTATTTACAAACTAATGCTGATTCAATTATTAAAAATAATCAATTGAATGCTTGTGATGAATGTTCTGCGTGTCCATATATAAGCAATCCTCATAATAAACCAAATTTTTCTAGTAATACACCATACATATTTGATTCTGTATTATCTAATGATCAACCTTATGGTTATGAAAATAGTGATTTAAAAAATATTTATATCTCAAGACAACAGCAAGAGTCTGTTTTGCACGCTCCAAGAATTCATATTGAAAGTTCAGAATAAATATACAAAAAGATATATAATATATTTTTTTTATAAATATATTATATAAAATGAATTTTTTTGACAATCTAATGGCTCCTTTAGGAAAAGAACATTGTATGATTTTTTATTATTTAGGTTTAATGACCTTGTTCTTTGCTATTTTTGCAGTAGGCATTGGGATAGTTTATTTATTTGATAAAAAAACTAGAATGCCTGGATTTATATTAATGCTTAACTCATTTACTATGTTTTTTATGTATTATTTATATAGAATTATATATTCTATTTGTATTAAAACATTATAAGGCTAAATATTAATTTTTTTATATTTTATTAAATTAATATTTATATATTATTAACAATGAAAATTCTTAGTATTGATATAGGGATTAAAAATTTAGCATTTGTTATTTTGGAGCATATTAATAATTCATCTGAATTTGTTATTAATAAATGGGATATTATTTGTTTAACTAATCAAATACCAAATTGTTATAATTGTAGTAAGTCTGCTAAATTTTCAAAAAATCAGTTATTTTATTGTAAAAAACATACTAAGAATACTGAATATATAATTCCTAAAATTAATCCTAATAAACTTTCAAAACAAAATATAAAAACCTTAACAACAATCGCACAAGAGTTTTCTCTAATAGTTGATAAAAATATTAATAAAACAAATCTTATTGAATTAATAAAAGAATATATGAATAATACTTGTTTTGAGGTTATAGAAACTATAAATGCTAATAATGTTAACTTAATTGATTTAGGTATTAATCTTAAAAGCGAATTAAATAAATTATTTACTGATATTGATATATCAACAATAGATTTAATTATATTAGAGAATCAAATTAGTCCAATAGCAAATAGAATGAAAACATTACAGGGTATGATTGCCCAATATTTTATTGATTGTGGAAATTATAATATTGAATTTATGTCTGCGGCAAATAAACTAAAACCTTTTTTAGAAAACAAAAAAACGAGTTATGCTGAAAGAAAAAAATTAGGTATATTTCATACAAGAGAATTATTATCAAAAAAACTAATGGATAATGATATATTATATTTTGATAAGCATAATAAAAAAGATGATTTGGCAGATTGTTTTTTACAAGCTATATATTATCTAATTACTTATAATAATTTAAATATTAATTAAACTAAAACAACTATTTATTATTTAGTAAATAAATTTTTTATTTATATATATATAATATAGTATGTTTAATATATCAAAGCAGGATATTTTAAATAAAGAGAATTTTAATAATTATAGTCAAGAACATGGAGAGGAATTTAGTAAAAATTTACCTGAGTTGTCCAAATTTTTAACTGATTATAAAGAAACAGAGGAATTTAATAAGTATTCTGAACTTGTTGATAAACAAATAAAATCACCGATGAGTAAGAATAAGACAAGAAAAATAATAGGTTCCATAGGAAGTGGGGCAAAAACATTAGTACAAGGCATAGCAAGTAGGACAAGAAAAGTAGGAAAAGGCATAGGAAGTGGGACAACAACAGCAGTAAAAGGCATAATGAGTAGGGTAAAAAAAAGAAGAAATAGAAGGGGAATGCTAGATCCAGGGACGCCAGAGGAGAGGAAGAAGGACGCCAAGGAGGCGGTGGATAAATATAAAGAAAAAAGACAAGAAGAATTGAAAAAAATAATACGGGACCCTAATTCATCAGATGAAGAAAAAGCGGAAGCAATAGAAGAATTAAATAGACTAAAAAAAAATATCAGTAACAAGGAGGAGAAGAAGGAGGAGAAGGGCTCATCGACACAAGTTGCGGAGACACAGGATGACGAGATACCGGGCACGTCGACACAAGTTGCGGAGATACAAACAACATCACCACCAATACCAACACAAACATCTAAATTTCCCACAAAACCGCTATCGAGATGGATCACCGCGCCCGTCGACACGTTAAAGAAGAAATTTGTAGATAAATATGCGAATATCGTTGGCACGAAAACCATGCATCCTGATGAACGCATCAAGTGGCGGGAGGCGAAAAAGAATGCAAGTAAGAAGAATAATAAAAGTAGGTTAAGCTGGCTAAATTCCTTAAATAGAACAAGAAAAACAAGAACAGCAGCAGCAAAACCACCATCAGACGCATCAAATCCAGAAGGAAAACAACCGCAAAGTAGATTAAGTATGTATCCACCTAAGATTCAAAAAATGATTAAAGCACAGGCGAAGCAGGCGGCGGCCGATCTCAAAGCCAAACTCGCGACGGAGAAGGCGGCCAAGGCGGCCGAGGAGGAGAAGGAGCTCAACGCCGAGCTCGAGAAGATGGTGCAGGAAGACGACGCGGCGACCAAGCTGCAGGCGCGCTGGCGAGGAAACAAGAGCCGAAATATTCAATCGACGGGAGGGAGAGGCAGAAAATCGGTCAGTAGAAAGCGTGTCAGACAACATTTTGATAAAAAAAGATATACCCGCATCAAATAGAAATAGGAAATTAAAAACTATAAAAATTCAGCAAAAAACAAATAAAAATAGTTTTTAACTATTAAAATATATATTTTAATTAAATATAAATTAAATAAAATATATATTATTTTGCGGACTACTTAAAAATT